CGTGACCCGCACGACTTCGAAGGCGAGCTGCGGCAGGCGGTTGCCGAATTGCTGCAGCGCCAATCGTTCGAACACGACATAGGCGACGCCGCGATAGGCCGGCGCGCCGTCGCTGCCTGAATGCGCCAGGATCAGACTGTCGGGTGATTGGTCCTCGCTGCCGGCATGGAGGCGCCATTGCGTGGTGGTGAGGTCGAACGGCTTGCCGTCGGCCCACACCCGGCCGATCCGCGTCACCGGTCCCTCGCACAACGCCACGGCGAAGCTCGCATGATAGCTGTAGCGCGTCGTCTCGACGCCGCCGCCGAGCCCGCCTTTGCTGCCGCCCTGCCGCTCGACGGTTGCCTCCTCCTCGATCGGCAGCGCCCAGATGACCTGGCCGGCGAGCCGTGCGGTGCCCCAGAGCCGTGGCAGGGCTGCGCCCTCGCTCGACGTCATGAGCTGGAGATCGCTGAGCCGCGGCCCCTCGACGCGCCGCCGCGAGCCGAAGATCGCCTGGTCGATCAGCGAGCCGGCCAGCGCCCCGGCGGCCCGCCCGAGCGTGGCGCCGACCGGCCCGCCAAAGCTCGCACCGAGCGCCTGGCCGGCGGTTTGCAGGACGAGGGTGGCCATTGTGGATGAGCGCTCCCTTAAGAAACCGAGCCTCTAAGGCAGTAGGCATTAGGCAATAGGCAGTGTGCAGAGCACTTCCCGACTGCCTACTGCCGGCTGCCTACTGCCCAGGAAATTCGAACACCGCCACCAACCGCATCCGCCACCACCGATCGAGCGGCACCTCGGCGACCACGCTGCCCGATTGGGCATGCACCATGGTCGATGGCGACGTCGCGATGCCGACATGGCGCGCCGGCAGATGCGGCTGCCACCGGAACAGCAGCACATCGCCATCGCGAAATTGGTAGGCTCCGATCTCCCGCAAGTTCCGCCGCGCCGCCTCGAGCAGCAGCTCGTCCCGCTCATGGTCGCCATAGGGCGGCACCGTCTCCGGCTCGGCCCCGATCACCCCCCGCCACACCCCGCGCAACAGTCCGAGGCAATCGGCGCCGACCCCTTTGAGCGAAGCCTGGTGGCGATAGGGCGTGCCGATCCAGCTCCGCGCCTCGGCGACGATCGCTGCCCTAGAACAACGCATCATTGCCCGGCATCTGCGGGAAGCCGCGGAAGTTGCTCGCATTGCCGAACCTGTCGCGGCAGGTGGCAAAACTCTTGTCGCAGCCGGCGGTGATGCGGAACCGGTCGCCGACCGCGATTTCGTCGGGCGCTTCCTGCCACAGCGTGACTTGACCGCGCCCGCTGCTCTTGACGATCGCCGTGCCGCCATCGTGCCAGCTGAGCGTGCCGCGGGCGAACCATTGATCGGCAAAGCCTTCGAGCCCGGCGCTCATGAAGCTGTGCCGGCTGATCACCGCCTGAACGCTGCCCGCGGCCCGATAACGCGGATCGTCGAGCATGACGCGGCAGCGCCGATCGCCGAGCACCGCATCGCAGGCGTGCTGGAAGATCCGTCCACGGATCATCCCGAGCTTGTGGGTGAGCCCGCGAATCTCGGCGGTGAAGCTCGAGCCCCGGCGCGTGACCTCGCCCAGCGTGCCGCTCCTGAGGAGGAAGCGTCGCGCCGGATCGCGCCAATCGACCAGATGGATCGCGACTGTCGCCCCGTCATAATCGCCGCGCTGCAGCGCCGCCGCGTCGAACCCGCCCGCCCCCAGCGCCCCTTGCGCCTCGAGATTGTCGACCGACAGCCCGAGCGCCGCCTCGATCGCCGTCGGCTCGAGCCCGCTCGCCGCCGGGAAGCGCAAGCCGTCGAATTCGAGGTCGCGGTCATGATCGGTGAAGCAGCTGACCGTGCCGGCGGTGGTGGTGATGGTCCAGCACAGACACAGCGTGGTGACGCCCGACCGAAGCTCGGCTTCGAGCCCACGAGGGAGCGCCCTCACGGCTTGATCTCCACCACCGGCACCGACGGGATGCGTCCGGCCGCGAAGGCTTCGAGATCGATCACCAGCCGGTCGGTGTCGAACCGAACCGGCACGTCGAAGGCGAATCCCGCCGTGATCAACGCACCCGCCCGCGGTGCCGTCGCCAGCCTGACCCGCCCCGTCGTCGCATCGATCGTGAACGCCGCCGATGGCAGCTCCCGCCCGTCGACCGCGACCCGCACCGTCTCCTTGACCGGCTTGGCTATGGTCCTCGCATAAGCGAAAAGACCGCTGCCATAGCGCTTCACCAGCTGAAACTCCGTCCCCGCACCATCGCTCTCGGCGAGCCGCTGGTCGAGCGCGTCGACCGGCTGCAGCGGCGGGCACGACTTCCAATCGGCATGGTCCTTCCAGCGGAAGCCATGGAGCCGGCCGCGCCGTTCCTCGAAGAAGGCGATGACCGCATGGATCTCGTCGAGCGAGCGGATGCCGTAGCCCGCATCATAGCGCCGCCGGCTGTCGGCCCAGCGGCTGTTGCGCTCCTCGGCGCCCGACGCCAGCGTCACGATCTCGGTGCGCCGCTCGGGCCCTCCCGAGGCGCGCCGCGAGATTCCGGTCGGAAACCGCACCTCATGAAATGCGCTTCCCATCGTCATAGATTCCGCATTCCCCGATCCACCGCCCGCGTCAGCATCGACGCCACCTGCGTCTCCGAGCGCTGCAGGCTCACCGCATCGAGCGCGCTGATATTCACCGTCATGTTGAGCGGCCGCCCCTGCCCTCCCGCAATGCCGCCATCGATCAGCGAGGTAACGGCGCCGCCGACCAGCGTGCCGACCGGTTGCAGCGCCGCAGCCGTCGATTGCCGCGACATCGCCAGCGTCAGCGACTTCAGCACATCGCCGAACGACCGCCCGCCCGCCGCCGCGCCCGCAAACGCCTTGACCATCGTCGTGCCGAATTTTTCGCCTAGCCGGTCGAGCTCGGCGAGCTCTCGGCCGATCGCCGCCGTTTCGAATTCGTTCATCTCCCGCCTCCATCATCGTCATCCGGGTACTGACGGATCAGCGCCTCGAGCTCGGCGCGCCCGATCGCCGCCTTGACCTGCATGAGCCCGCCCGCCGCCGCGGCCTTAAGCTCCGGCAGCGTCATCCGCCAGAACACCTCCGGCGCGATCTTGAGCTGGCCGAGCCCGAGCGCCATCAGGTCGCCGACGGTCAGCCGCTTCATCCGAAGCTCGCATTGAGAAGCCGCGCCGCATTGCCGATCGTCTCCATCGCCGGCCGCCCCTTGACCAGCCGCTCGAGCGCCGCCTGGTCGAGCTCGAGCCCGCCGCCCTTCAGTCCTGCCATTACCACGAGCGCCGCCTCGCGCGCGCTGATCCGCCCGCCGGCAAACCGCTCGAGCAGCGCCATGAGGTCCGGCACCGCGAGCGCCGCCTCGAGCTCCGCCAGCGCCCCGATCGTCAGCACGAGCCGATGCGTCTCCGCGCCGAATTGGCCCACGACCTCGCCCCGCGCCGCATTGGCCCCGAGCCCGATCATGCTCTCGCGAAGCTCAACGGTCCGGCCGACATCAGCGCCAGCTCGAAGGTGAGCTCACCATCGTGAATGCCGGTGAATTCGAGCACGGTGATCTGGAACGCGCCGGTCACTCGGCCGAGCGCCGGGATCACCACCTGCCAGTCGCGGATCGCGCCGGCAAAAAACAGTGCACGGATGGTTTCGTCGCAGGTCTGGTCGCGGCAGATCCCGGCACCGCGGATCGCCGCCGACTTGACCCCGGCATTGGCGAGGAGCTCGCGCCACCGATCTGCCGAGTCCTGGTTGGTGGCATCGACCGTCTCGGCATTGAAGGCGATGCTGTGGCTGCGCAGGCCCGCCACCGCCATCATGGCGCCGCTGCCGTCCTGATCGAGCCTGAGCAGCAGGTCACGCCCGCGCTGTGCCGCCATCGGGATGCGCCTCCTAAAGCGGCTCGGTGACGGCCCGCAGCCGCACCACGCCGCGCGTATATTCGCTGGACGGCTCGGGCATCGCCGTCCAGAACAGCGTCTTGAGATTGACCAGCCGATGGCCGTCAGGCCGGAGCGGCGCCTGGTCGAGACAATCGCCGACCGCGCCGACAATGCCCTGCGCCTCTTTGCGGCTCGGATTGCGCGACCACACATGCAGCGTCACGAAATGCTCGTGACCGACCGCCCCCGAGGTCGACCAGTCATGCGTCTCGATGCCGGCAAGCGTCACATAGGGCGGCGGCGCTCCCTGCGGCACCCGGTCATAGATGCGCGGCCCGCCGAGCAAGAAATTGAGCTCGGGATCAGCCTTGAGGCGGGATACCATTGCGGCTTGCAAGGCGGATGTAGCATTCTTCATTCTGGTCCTCCGGAAAATAAAGGCAGTAGGCACTAGGCAATAGGCAGTGCACGGAGCACTTCCCCATTGCTACTGCCTACTGCCTACTGCCTATTGCCTATTCGCTCACCTCTAGACAGACAGCGCGCAGGAACCTGCGCCCAACGGCCACCACCGCGACGATGCGATAGATGCGCCGGCCCTCGATCAGCCGCATGCCGCGAACGATGTCGCCGCGCCGGCGCATGGTGACGATGAGCCGCTGCACGCTCTTCAGCGTGTCGGCGACCGGTTGCTCGGGTCCCGGCGTCGCCTCGATCGATGCCCACAGCCGGCCCTTGTCGATGAAGCTGACGGCGAGCCCGCCGTCCTCCGCCTCGCTTTCGACCGGCGCCTCGAGTCTCAGATGCCGGTCGAACTGGCTCGTGCGCATGGTTGCTCCGTAGAAGGCGGCAGTAGGCAGTAGCCAGTAGGCAGTAGGGAAGTGCTCCGTGCACTGCCTATTGCCTAATGCCTACTGCTTATGGCTTCCTTCCCTTCGAAGACCTGTTCAAACCCGTAACCGCCGAAACGGCGCGATCAGCGCCTTGACCCCATGCGGCACCGGCTCGAGGCTCTCCTCGGCCGCCGCCTCGCGGGCATTGAACCAATGGCCGATCAGCATCAGCATGGCCTGGCGCAGCGGTGCCGGCACCATCGCCTCGTCGCCGAGCGTCATGCCCGTCGCCTGCTCGACATGCGCCCGCGCCGCAGCGATCAGACCGGCGATGATCGCCGCCTCCTCGTCGCTGTCGAGGCGGAGATAGGCTTGCACTTCGGTGGTGGTGATAGGGTTGGTCATGGTTGTGCGTAGAGGCAGTCGTCAGATGGGCAGTAGGCAGTAGCGCTCCGTCCACTGCCGACTGCCTAACGCCTACTGCCTCTCTTCTGCCTAAACCCCAAACCTCATCAACTTGATCGCCTCGAAATTCTGCACCCCGCCGCCGACCCGCTTGGTGGTGTAGAACAGCACATAGGGCTTGGCGCTGTAGGGATCGCGCAGCACCCTGACGCCGATCCGGTCGACGATCAGATAGCCGGCGCGAAAATCGCCGAAGGCGATGGCGAAGCTGTCGGCGGCGATGTTCGGCATCGACTCGGCCTCGGCCACCGGGAAGTTCATCAGCGTCGGGCTCACCGATGCCGCCGCCGCCGGCTGCCACAGATACGCCCCCGTATTGTCCTTGAGCTTGCGGATCGCGCTTTGCGTCTTGC